CAGCACCATCATGCTGTCGCCCTGCATATTCACCGCGTCCGGCCCCTCATCAATGATGATATCCACGTCCAGCGAGCCGATTGCGTTAACGATCTCAGGACGGCCGTATTCATCTTGTGCAGTCTTGTTGATCTGGAAGAACTGAGCCACGTTGGCGTCGTCCGTCACGCGGATCCATCGCTCCGAAGTCCAATAGCGCTGGATGATGTTCCAGATGTCCCGATAGACCCGAATCTTCCAGTTCTTGTACGCGCTAAGATATGGCCCAAGCTCGGCGATGCCGGCCTGCTGCAACAACTGAATGGCGCGGCCAGAACTATCCTCAAGCCCCTGCCCGATCAAAGCCGGGTTAGGCCCGAAGTTCTCAATCTCGTTCTTGGCTTCCTGGAGCATCTCGAGCTGCCCCTTGAAGTCGTTCAGGGCAGAGGTATCGGCCTCCATCTTCAGGCCCGGGTTCGTCTCGACCCAGCCATCCGGCTTCGCCCACTCGCGGCGGGCAATCTCGATATCGTCCACAGCGCCCTTCTCGGACACCACACGGCGGCTGTTGAGCAGATGCAGCGCCTTAGAGCGGCGATGGTTTACCTCGTCCTGCGGGCTCTTCAGGTTACGCACGAACCCATAACGATCGCCATCATGGTCAACCGACGCCGAGAACATCCGGTAACGCGGGAACGACTTGCCCTTCTCGTCAATGAATGGGGAAATCCCCTGCATCAGCATCAGGTCGCCAATGTACAGACACCAGCGCCACTTACCGCCCTTGATGTACCAGTGATCGGCAAGCCGAACCTTCTTCTCGGTCGAACTCACCCAGTTCTTTGTGCGCTCAGTCTCGTTAGCCGAAACCTGATCGTCGCCACCGTCCATCAAGGCTTCGATCTGGCTGGCCTTATCCGGCGCCATCTCCTTGGCCTGCTCGATATCAACCCACTTGGCGATACCGAGATAGCGTGCGTCCGTAAAGCCCTCGTCTACCGATCGCGGGTCATAGAAGAACCCGTCACCGTATGCGATGTGGAGTTCCAGCGACGGGTCTCCCTCGTCACCAGGTACCAGATCATATTCAATGCCAGCAATGCCATCAATGCCGCCAGCGCGAGCGATACGAGACGACTTGGAGTTCCAGTCGTTGTTGTCAAGGACGAAGCGCAGAGTGGCGGTTGCAAGCTCTGCGCCCTCATCGTGCTTCGGTGTGCGCGCATAAGCCTTGGGATCCTGCCTAAGCCGCTCAACGAGGCCCACAACAGCGTCAATCTTGCGCACGATGCGGTTCGACGTGACGACGGGCTGCTTACGCGCACGAAGCGCCGAGATCTCGCTCTTGGACCACTGGTCGCCGTGGTAGTAATGCCGGGCTTCCAGCATTTCCCGGCCTTCAGCATCCTTGATGGACGCCCAGTCGTTCCACTGCTGCTTAAGCCGGTCCACAGACAGGTAGTCGCCTTCTTTGCCCTGATCGACCTTCGGGAGATTGTTCTGGGTTTCGAAAACTGCGGCCTTCATCAATCGAACCGCGCCCAGATCATGGGATTGCAGTATTCGTAATACACATCTCCGTCGAACATTAGGCAATCAACCTCGTATAGGCCCCAGCAGGATATGCTAATCACTTGCTCGGCTTCCCGTTTACCCAACCGTAATCACGGTTGCTTACCGGCACTGAGGAATAGGCGGGGACTGCCATTAGAAGGTCTTCCAATCTGACGCTCCGCTGCTTGCGGACAATGATTTGTAGCCGGATATATTCTTCGGCTTCTCAGGCTCGGCGGGATGCTGGCCAACTGACATCTTGTTCAACAACTGCCCAATGAGGCCGAGAGCGTCTACCTGATCGTCGTGCTTGCCTGCTGGGAAGGCCAGTAGTTCGCTCCTAAGCGCGGCGTACCAAGGTGCATTCTCCGGGACGTAAAGGCCTTCCTGTGCCATCCTGCCTCGAATGGACTGCGCTCTAATCGCCTTATCGCCCCTTGTCGGGAATTGCTCTCTTGCGACGTAAGCCTGGCGTTCTCGTTGCCTGCGATCCAGGAACGGGCCTACGCCAGATTTGATCTGGCCTTGCTCTTCTGCCCATCCAAGAGGGCGCCATTTACGCACAAGGTCACAGAAGGCTTCGACCCACTCATCAGAAGCTGCCTGCTTCCGCCACATATCGAGCAGGTACATCCTTCCCTCGGGATCAAGGCCAACAACCGCATGAACCGTATAATCGCCCCCGCTCGCCGTGACCGCATAGTCCGACCCGCCATAAATACGCATCAGGCTCTTGTCGGGCGCGATATCGTAAGGCTTCAGCCACTCCAGCTTGAAGTAATCGCCATCCTCAGGCGCGGGCCGCTGCTGGTACAGTGCGGACCAGTCACGGGGACCAACAGCGCGCCGCTTGCGCTCCAGGTTAGCCGTGTCTTCCCATTCCGGCCAAAGCGGCTGTCCAACCTCTCGTCCTAATGGGTCATCAGCCTCAGCAAGAGCAGGCAGGCTAATGACTTCCCAGCGATCCCCACCAGCGGCCATATCAGCCAACAGGCGCCCTGCAAGGTCATCCTCGTGCCACCTGGTCTGAATCAATACGATCCGCCCGCCCGGCTTAAGTCGAGTATATAAGTCGGATTTGTACCAGTCCCAGATTTTATCACGGACGGTCTCGCTGTCTGCATCCTCTCGGCTACGGATTGGATCGTCGATGACAACCAGATCAGCTCGTCGTCCTGCAATGGCCCCGCCGACGCCGGCTGCGAAATATTCGCCTCCATGATCAGTCTCCCATCTGCCGGCAGCTTGACTATCAGGCGCAAGACCAACCCCCAGTACAGATGAATGCTCAGCCATCAGGTTTCTAACCCGACGCCCGAACTTCTCAGCCAACTCAGCCGTATGGCTGGCGGCAATGATATTGTGCTTCGGGTGCTGAGCTAGGTGCCACGGGGCGTAAAGGATGCTCGCGTACGTAGATTTAGCGGCACCTGGCGGCATGAACACGGCCAGCCGGTCGATCTCTCCTCGCGTCACCCGCTCCAACTGAGCCAGCAGTAGCTTATGGTGCGCAGCAGGCATCCAGCCCGTGCTTTCGCACCACTCAGTTATATTGTTTCTTATCGACCGACGGCGCTGTAGTTCCAATGCCGCTGTCAGCCTGGACAACTGCGGCAAGTTCCGCGTCGCTGATTCTGGCTGGATCAACATTCCGATTTGTGTTCTCGTTCTTGTCTACCCAAAGGCCCGCAAGCTTGGCTTTAGCCGTCAAGGCAGCGATAGCCGCCGAGTGCTGGTTAGCGGCTCTGGCCTCTTTCTGGATCTCAGCCGCTTCCATAATCAGGCTGGCGATGGTCACTTCGACTCTCAGCGAGCCTGCACTTTGCAGCTCAGCAACCCGGTCTAGAATGATTTGATTGGCTTTAAGGGTTGAGGCATTGCCTCGGTTCTCTTTATATCCAGCAAGGACATACGACTCGTCCGCAGTTTTCCCCTTGGAAAGCTCCTGGGCGAACCGCTCGTACCTAGGATTAGACAGGGCTGGCATTAGAGAACCTTGAACAAGTAAAGGAACCCAATAACCACGCCAACGAGACCAACTACCGTCAATATGGCTTGCAGGGTGAGTGCAGAGTAGAACGCCTTTTCCCAGAATGACATTCTACTTCCTTATCATCCTGCCCATCGATCGCGGCGGCCTGCTTGGCGCCCTCGGCAGGTCTTTTTCAACCCTACGGCCGATCGTGATGTTCTTGGCGGCCCTTACGTCTGAATTGTCAAACGACCAGATCTCTCCGCTGTCATTCAGGACGCAGATCCACTCGTTGTCGCCGTCTATGCCGTGGTCTACCAGGAACTTGGCTAATGCCTGCCCCTTTGGGGTATCAAGCCAGAGATGCTGCTGTAGCTCGTGGATGGTGCTCAATCGAGCTTGCCGAAGTTAAGGCGCTGGTATTCGACGGTCGGCTGATAATCAAATCGCGGCCAAATGCGATTCTGCTTCAGAAGCACATCGAGCATGTCGGCATTAAGGTAATCGACGCAATCAATCAGCCCCCAGTGCGATATCGAGATCATCTAATGGCGCTCCAGGTAAATGAGGAACCCGACCAAAGCCACAAGCGCAGCGGCTCCCACGAGGTCAACCATAATAGATTTCCACTAGGACACCGCCAAAAAACAGCATGGCGGAAATCCCGATGACGATAAAGGCACCAAGGTCAACCACTACCACTACGCGCTGTCCTGATCCGGAGCGACGTACTCGCACGGGCTGGTGTCCGTGATGTACATCTGCTCCAGATTGCTAAATAGGACGTCCTCAAACGGCTTGCCGAGCGGCTCAGAGCTGATAAGCGCAATCGACGCCGCAATGGCGCAATCGTTGCCGGACTCGTTGTACAGGCGCTCTAGGTCGCGGCGCCGTTGGTAATCGCGGATCTCGATAATCTGAGCTGTCATTTCGAGGCCCTCAATACAACAGGACGGTCCTTGTCAGTTCTCACTCGACCATCACGGTCTACCGTCCAAGCCTTCTGCAAAGAACCATCATCGCCACAACCAAGCACACGATCAATATAACGGTATCCATAGTGCACGCCTCCCCATGCGGCCCCAGCAATTCCGGCAAGAAGCAGAAAAACTATGAGAACATCCATTTAGCGTCTTTCTAATTACGCTTCCTGAACAAAGGGGCAACCGAGTAGAGCGGGATAACCTCAACCAATTGGTAATCGTGCATGGCAGCAAACCAATACGCCTTGAACACGCTCCAAGGAAGTAACCAGCGGGACCGGCAATAGACGCATCGGTACATATCCGCTCCATCGAATTAGCTTCTGAGTGGCCGGGCTTGATACCGGCTCGCGCCTTACGCTTGCCGGACGCCATCCCCGGCTACACCGCATTCCCTTGGCTAGGTTAGCGTGTCCATCCACGCCGCACTCAGAATTGGGGCGCCCCGGCCCTATGGG